TTGTTTACATCTTCTCTCATTAACTTAACTTCCGTTGCAATTTCTTTGATAGAATATGTAAGTTCGTGGATATCTTCGAGTTTGTTATTTATGTCTTTAAATTTGTCATCATGTTCGTCTAATCTTTTTGTATTAGACTTGCTTCTGTCCTCAACCTCTTGAAGCTTGATTATATCTGACTTTTCCATAGATTATTCCTCCGCTTTTTCTTTAGTTGTTTCTTCAGATATTTCGTCTTCTACATCTTTAGCTTCATCTGTATTTTCTGTTAAGCTCTCTGAGTTATCTGCGTTCTCTACATTATCTTCATCAGTAGTTTTTTCATATTGTTTGTCTATTGCCTCGCTTATTTCCTTCAGGTCATCTTCTTTTAATATGCCCTTATCAAAATAAGCACTTGCACCTAGAATAACCTTATAATCTTCCATTTTACCAACTGCCTTTAAGTAGCCAGCCTTTATAAATTCTCTTAAAAATTCCATACATGTCCCCTCCTTTTATTTATATCTCTATTTCTGCATTTAACATCGCTGTTTGAACTTCATCTAACATACTATCTTTATCAACTACATATTCTACTTCAAAATTAGTTTCTAGATTTGTTATTAACTCAAATATGTTTGTTCCTTCCCATAATTCTATAGGAGATATACTTGATAGTTTTATTGTTTGTGGTTCAGCTAATCTAAAATAGACTGGCATGTCTGTTAAAATAGCTCTTGCCTGCTCTTCAGTTGTGTCTGGCTCAAATATAAAGAACACATTTTTGCTATCTGTCATTAAAGCTACTTGCCCTGGTAAAAATGAACCTTGTTGTGGTCTCGATTTAAATTTTGTTGCTAATATATCGCATGTTTTTGTTGAATCATCATATTGGTATATACCATAATTACTAAAATCTATTCCCCAATATGTTCTAGTAGTAGATGATGATTTTTCAACTAATTTCTCACTACCAGTCAAAACAATTTTTTCTATGTTCTTCTTGATTTCTACTTCACCATTTCTATTTACTCTTAATATGTCTTTTATGTCTCCTACTTTGGCTAATGTATTGCCATTTAAGTTGATTTCAATTACTTTTGGTTCATGGTATGGTTCGTAAGTCATGTCTTCATTGTCTATTGTTATTATTAAATCTTCATAAGAAATTTCTGAATTATCTGTACCATACAACCAAACAGCCAAATATTTTTTATCATCTGTGATTTTTGGTATTACAAACGAACTAACTGTATCCGATTTAGTATTTTCTTTCATTACAGTTCGTGATGTTCCATCTAAAGAAGCTAAACCAATAGCAATACTACCACCATCATTAAATTTAGATTTTGCTCTTACTATTTTTCCATCTAAATTTTCTAAATTATCAAATACCCATAATCCAAATCCACTTTTTTTTTCTATTTTGATTCCATTGTTTAAACTTGTAGTATTTAGATTTGAATTTGAATAAGAATACTCTTTAAAATTATCAAACTTATTTTTTCCACTCTTTTTCCACCCAATACTATTTATAGTTTCAATCTCTTGTGAATATTCTGGACTTGGCGATGGTATTTCTCCTGTGTAGGGTTCGTAAGTCATGTCTTCATTATCTATTGTTACTATTACATTTGTATAATCCACATAATCACCAGTAGCTCCCGTTCCTCCAGCATTAGTATAAAACCATATTGCCAAATATTTTTGTTCCTCAATTATTTCTGGTACAATAAATGAGATTTCTTGTCCGGTAAAAGAAGAGCTTGCTTTAGCGTTTCTATTCCCCGCTTTGTCGTCACACAATCCTATTTTATACTTACCAGTTAATGCTGAATTAGATTTATATGTTGCCTTCATGCGGACTGTTTTTCCTACGAAATTTGATAAATCCATTATTGAATATACGGTAAAGATTATATCAGAAGTTGTTATAGGGGATGAAACAGATAATCTTACACCTGTAGAAATAGTTTTAGCCAAATTTCCATAATACGCATAATCTTTTAATGTATTATCAAATAAATTCTTTCCTTGTGTTGTCTCTTGATAATTATTTCCCTTTGATTTCAAGCTTACAATCGGCAGTTCTACTGCATTATCGCATATTCCATTCGTTACAATTTTAGTTGGTTGATTATCTATATACTTCTTAATCATTGCTGGATAGTCTCTAGATACGTTATAAGGTGTCTCTAATGCGTTCTTTATTTTCGTTTTTGTTTCATTCAGATAACTTAACTTTTCTGCTGTTGTTCCCATTAGATTACCTCCCCATTTATAAAATCTAGTACAGTATCTATATCACCAATTTTTTCGTTTATTGTTGCTATTTTCTCTGCATTCTTTTCTATATTTCCATTCTGTGTTGTTTGTTCTTCTTGTATTGCTGTTATAGTTTCATTTGTTGTGCTATCGACTTTTTCTAAACTTTCTAGTTTTTTGTTTGTAGTTCCAGCATTTTCATCTAGCTTGTCCCAGTTTTCATTTAATGTTTTTTCAATATCAAAATTATTTGTATTTGTCGTTGGATTATCCTGCTTAAATAATTTTAAATTAGTTGTTTCGCTCATTTTAAACCTCCTATGCTGTTCTTTTCCACATATAGCAAGTTATGTATGGTTGCAATAACGACAGTGATGTAGAACCTGCAGACTTTGTTGTTTGTTGTCCTGATTCAGAAATTGTATGAGTGTGTCCTGCACCTCCACCTTTATTCTTTGCAAAATTTTCCACGTTTCTTAAAGTTTTACTCCAAGCAGTAGCCACAGACAACGCATTAGCCTCCACTGATTGTGCAGAACCTCCGCTAGTCTGCCAAATATCATGTGTATGTGCGGGTATTTGATTTACTGTTAGTACTGTACTTCCAGTGTTTCCCCCGTGATTATGACTTGCTATTGTGTGAGTATGTGAGATATTTGCAGTTTTTGAACCTCCAGCCTTTTCGACTGTTTTAAAGTCGTTGTCTGATGCATCGACTCCAACAGGTACTCTTCCACTTCCCCATAACACCCATGTTCCAAATCCCAAATATGTGGCTGGATTAATATTTGTTGTTTCCATTCTTATATGTCCAACCGGATTTTCTGCTTTTTTAGCTTTTAGAATAGCATCATTTATAGCCGTTTTTATATTATTTTGAAAAGTATCAAACATTTCTTTATTTAATTTTGTTTTTCCATTTTGAAAGTCAATTTCAATCATTCTTTTGCTCCTTTCAGCGTTTCTATTTCTTTCTTTAATTCTTCTATCTGTGCTTGTTGTTCTTTTACAATTGGATATAACACCGATGTCATTGAATAGTTATCAACTCCATCATTGTCTTCACTTGTTATCTTCCTTGAATAATTAAAATTATCACCAATTACAAATCCAATGTGCTTTTTCTTGATACCATCTTGACTCCTTAAATTATACTTGTATATATCTGTATTATTTAAAATATCTATTGCTTCTTCTAATGTTAATTTTTCAAAGTTTTTCTTTTGACTTTCTAGTGATGTATTAACAAAAGATTCAGCATATACATTTCCATGAACAAGCAATTTCTTAAAGATTGAAACAAGAAATCCCCAATTTGCATTGCCGATTTGAACTCTTCCCTGCGTATTTGCTGCATAAGTTCCATTGTCGCCAGTTGATACATTGTACCAAGTATAAATTGGTTGAGTTACCCCATCATCATCATTCTTTCCTAACCCTAAGAAGTATGCATCTTTATCTATTGCAATTAGCAATCCTCTTTTAGATGAATCTGTCTCAATACCATCAGTTCCTATTTTTCCAACATGCACATTATTAAAATAATAATCTGTCCCGTTTTTATCAATTTGCATTAATATATTCCCTTTACTGTCTTTTGACCTCAGATAATTATTTTCTCCAACATCTATATTCCCTGAAAATGTTCCATTTTTAGCTTTCATATTTCCATCAGTATCAACTAAGAAATTCCCGTTTGCTGAAACAGTTCCGTTGATATTGATTTTCTTGGCATCTATTGATACCGACTCAGCACTTTGATTAATTTTTGAAATAATTTCATCGTTTCCAACCTTCTTTCCAACCACAGAAGTTATATTATCCGTTGTTTGTTTGATATTAGAATATTGTTTTGTTGCACTTTCTTTTGTTTCATAAGTTTTACTTACTGAACTCGTAATCTCGCCAGCTTTTAAACTTATAGCACTATTCATTTCTGTTGTTGTGCTGTAATCTTCTAGCTTTTTATTTACTGATAAATCTACTGATTCCTTAGTTTGTTTTATCTCGCTATTCATTTCTACTTTTGTTGCAAAAGTATCTGAATATGCACTTTTTATTACATATTTTGCTTTTATTTTTGCTGTATAATTGTTTATTGTAATTGTATTAGTTCCTTCTTTTAGAGGTATTTCAAGCTTTCCTAAGTCTTCTACACTTTCCTTTGCTTTCGTTGACCCACTCTTATTTACTCTTCTAATAACCTTAGCTTGTCCATTTTCTAAAACAAATTCATCGCATACTTCATTATTTTGTCTTAACGCCTCTGTTATTCCTAATGAATATGTCTTTATATTGTTATCTTTATCAGTTACACTTATAAGGTCATCTCCCTCTAAATGTAAATTGTCATCTAATGTTAATTTATCATCTAGCAATAAATAATTAAATACTGTATTGTTTCCATATATGTGTAATTCTAGCAGGTTAGCCTCTATACAATTCTCTAATGTTACAGTCTTTATTCCTTCTGCTGTTCGAGTTAAGTCTTCAATATCTGATACCTTTTGAGATATGCTATCAACTGTTTGTTCTACTTTTGTTAGTTTTTGACTTTGTTCTGAGTTTTCCTGCACTAAATCTTGTATTAATCCTTCATTCTTCTTTGCTAATCTTTCGACTTTTAAAGTTTTCTTTTCCTCTTTTGTTGTAACTTTATATTCTGTATTTGTAGTTTCTGGCAAACCAGCTTCTATATCACTCGATATTCCTGTATTAATTGTTATATTAGCTTTTAAGTAATACGATTTATAAAAATTGTTTTCTTTATCACCAAGTTGTATGCAACTGCAAGGCTTTAACCACATTACTCCAACATCAGAAGCTTCAAATGCATAATATTCAAGTTCTTTTATTTGTTCAAACATTCCTTTAATAACTTGTTCTCTTTGAAATTCAATAAATTCATTTTCATCAAATCTAATTTCATATCTACCATTTTGTTCTATGCTCTTTTTGTCTGTTTCTTCAATATTGTCTTCTACATCTCCACGGCCTAAAACTAGAACATTTACAGGTCCAAATTTTTCTTTTATTGTTAAATCTGTCAAATAAGATTTATCTATTTTTTCTATAGTATCGTCGCTTACTTTATATAAATTCAGTTTATTATCTTCTATAAATGCGGTTGTCAATGTTGCCTGTGCTATTTTTTCTAAAACATCTCTATATGTTAATTCCTGTGCTGTAAAAAAATCTTCTTCAACATCTAAATCAGCATTATAAAAGTCTGTGGAATATAATTCTACTCCGCAGACTTCACACATTTTTTGTACTAATTTTAACATTTTGCAAGGATATTTTAATTGTAATTCTGACTGTTTAAATGTTTTCATAAATCTAATCATTCTGTCATATCCAGTTACTGTTATTTCATCTTTTTTCTTGCTATCTTCGACATCTTTTATAAAATAATTTCCTAAATCTACATATTCAAATTTATTGTTAATAAATAATCCATATTGAAAATTAATATCTTTGTCCTTTATTTCATTTGCATTTTTTACAGTAATTTCAACTTGTTTCATTATTGTTTTAAACAATTGACCATTGAAACTATATTTTAGTTCTTTTGCTATTGTTTCTTTCTGTTTTCTTAATTTCCAAACTGGCAATGCATTAAAAATATGTACTGGCATCATATGCACTTCTTTAACTGTCAATTCGCCATCACATATACTTAACTTTATATTTTGTTGTTTTATTTTTTTTGTTATATTCTTAAATTCATTACTTACACTCATGTTAATTGTGGCCTCCTATCTATTGCAGTAAGCATTACTGAAAATTCATTCCAATAACCACCACACGCAAGTGGACTACTTTTTATTGCCTGACCATTGTAGAAATCTTCTGAAAATAAATCACCTTGTTTATAATTGTTCATATCCTTTTCTAATGAAAATTGAACATCCTCTAAAAAAGGATGTTCAAGTAATTTTTTTATTAAATTATATTCTTCATCTGATACTATTCCAAACTTTATTTCTAAAGTTGTAAAATATCCTATAAATGTGCCACTATAATGTCCATCTAATGTATTTCTTCCAGTTCCATCACCCCATAGAGGCTCTGGTCCAGGAATTAATTCTATAATTCCTGGTACTCGAATATTATTTACTATTAATTTTGGTTCGTACATATTTAGCCTCCATTCGTCGCAAATCTATTTTTATTCTTTATTTTTTCAAGTCTTTTGTTTAACTCATAACCATCAATATATAAATTAAAGTCAAAGCTTAAATTTGCTAAAATTTGAATTATTCTTTCAAGTAGTGCTATAACTTTTTCATTATTTTCTAATCCCATCTCTTGATTAGCTTTCTTATATAATGCTATTAATTTATCTTCTGGCGCAACAATCTCTCCTTGGTGTCTATTATCTCCTATCATGGCTAATTGAGGCGTGTTAGCTTTTACATATCCTCCTTGTGCCAACCTTGGTAAATTAACTCTTTCTATTTTTCCAACATTTACACCTGGAATCAAGTTTATTATTCCAATCGCACCGTTTATTAAACCTATTGCTCTATTTATAGTTCTCTCAATTAATGAAATAACTCCATTAATTCCTGCCTTTACAGCATTAGAGATGGCATTACCGATGCTTGTTCCCAAATTAGAAAAAGAATCTTTTATTCTTTGCCATATTCCATTAAAGAAATTGCCGATATTACTAAATACTCTTGTAATTCCATTGTATGCTTGTTGAAATATGTTAGAAAACCACTGTCCAACATTCGAAAATGTATTTTTTATTCCATTCCAACAATTTATTGCAGTTTCTTTTACTTTGTCCCAATTTTTAATTAACAATATTATTATAGCTATCAAAGCAGCTATTGCGACCACAACCAGTGTTATTGGTGAGGTCAATACAGCTAATGCTGCGTTAAATAGCCATGTTGCTACTGTAGCAGCTGTAGTTGCTGCTGTACTAGCAATGGTTGCTGCTGTATTTGCAATTTTAGCTCCTGTATTTATAACCCACTGAGCTGCTTGCTTAACTAATGCCGTAGTTCCTGAAGCAATACTTACTACAAAGTCTTTTGCATACATCAATGTCAATGCAATCGTTTCTGTTTTGTCTGCAATCTTTGCAATTACATTTCCAAGAATAGCATTTTTTAATAATCCTAATGCAGCAATTACTCCTCCAGCTTGTTGTATAAAAGACACTAACTCTATAACTTTCCACGCTCCAAAAAAGCCTAATACAGCTTTTTCCATTTCAGTAACTACACTCTGATTTTCACTCATCCAATTTCCAATTCTTGATAAAGTATCTGCTAATAAATTAAGCGTGTTTACTATAGCTCCTCCAGTCCACTCTGCAATAGGCTTTAAAAAACTGTCCCAGAACCATTGAAAAACTGGTTTAAATGCTTCAATTAAAGGATTTAGAACCTTTAAAGCTCCTGCAATTAAATTTAAAAATGCAGGAAGTAAATCTTGTATAGTCCATTGGGCTAATGGAACTAAAACATTATCATATAACCATTTTAAACCATCTTTTATTGTGGTTATCAGTGGTTGTGCTGCTTCTTTTACTTTGTTAAAAGAATTAATAAGCGGTTCAAAATTAATATCGCCAAATATTTTTCCTATATCACTTGCTTGTTTTTTTAGATTATCTGTTAAATTTAGTCCACTTGTATCTATTTTTCCTCCTGCACCACTTCCACTTGAAGAACTATCATCTTTCTTTAATATTTGTGCAGTATCAAATGAAGCCAAACTTTTTAGATCTTTAGCAGATTTTTTGGCACTATCTCCAATTCCACTCACAGCATCACTCGCTTTTGATGCATCTGATGCTAAATTTGAAACAGTACTTGTACTATCATCTCCGCCAGCATTTCCGAATATCATTTCTGTAAATGATTTAAAAGCATTTGCCAACACTTGAAGTTTAGATAGTACCATATTTATTCCTTTTACTATCGGTGTAAATATGTTAATAAATCCTTGTCCTAAAGTTGCCTTTAGTTCATTAAATCTTAAGCCTAATACCCTTGTTTGGTTTGCCCAACTATCACTTGTCCTTGCAAAATCTCCATTTGCTATATTTAATTTATCTAATACAAATTTATATCTTAAAGCCACTTTTTCCTGTTCAGACATTTTAGACGTTGTTTTTCCATAACCATTTGCCAATGCATATTGATCTAATGCATTCTGTGTCATTACAACACCTAAATCCTTTAGAGTCTCTGTTTCACCAGTAAATACTGATTTTAATTTTGTATATGCTTCATCACTTGATAAATTATAGAATGAAGCAACATCTCCAGTAAGTCCTGTTAATGTTTCTGACATTGCTAATGCTTCTTTATTCGAAAAATTAAACGCTTTTGCCATCGCACCAAACGTACCAACATATTTCTTTGTTACTGTTTGTCCCAAACCAAATTGAGTAATTGCATTTTCGGCAAACTTATTTACTTCTGTATTTAAACTTCCAAAAGTAACATCAACAACATTTTGTACTTCTGTTAAATCAGAGCCTAAATCAATACATTCTTTACCAAAATTTACTATTGCCTTAACAGAGAATGCTGCTAACGCTAATTTACCAATTTTCTTTAATGAGTTCTCTATTCCTGAACTTTTTATTGTATTTGTTGCATTCTTTAGTCCTTTGTTAAATGGATTTGAATTTAGCAATAATTCAAAGTCAACAGAGCCCACATTCGTACTCATACCTACTCCTCCCTTCTTTTTTAGGATAAAAGCAGGTATTGGCTAACTACTCACCACTAATGGTTGTGTTGCTCACTCTGTCTTTTTCATCTATATCAATTTTAATTGTTTTCTTACATCTTATACATTTTATTTCACCCTTGCATTTTTCAACCTTTAATAAAAGTTGATTACAATTAGGACATCTTACTTCTGTCATTTGTTATCACCAGCCATTTCTTTAAATGCTTTTTGAAATTCTGTAATAACTTTTTCAAAATCTTCTTTGCTCATTTTCTTTGCTAATTTATTTCTATATTTCCATCTTATATTTTTTTGCTCTTGTGTGAAGTTTTTTAACATTTCTTCATCATCTTCACTGCGAATTTGAACAATGTTTCCGCAGTGGTGTGTCTGGCATCAACCCAGATATAAGATTACACAATTCTGCATAACTCATTGTGTCTATTTCTTTTCTTATTCTTATTCCATATTGTTTTGCTAAACTTGCCTCAATCAAAGGCCAGTCTTCCTCCATGTCGTACCATAATTCTGTTTCATTATTTGTTTTGAAATCGTTTTTCCATTTCCTCATAAGTAATTTCATTTACTTGTGCCATTATTGCGATAATAATAACTTTTAAGTCTGCAACTTTTACTTTCATTCCTTTTATTTCTTCTAATGCTTCTTTTCCTAGTAATAATTCTATTGCTTTAAATAATCCATCTAAACTATCGTCTTTTTTAAATAAATCTTGTGCTTTCAACATTGTTTCTGCTCCGCAGTCTACTTCATATGTTTTACCTTCTGCTATTGTTATTGTTTGTGGTTCGTGACTTAATTTTGAACTAATATCTATATTTGCCATTTCAGATTCCTCCTAAATATATTTATAAGAGGCCTTTAAGGACCTCTTACTTTTTAATATCTTATTTTTTTACCGCTTGTGTAGTTTCAACACTTTGTGGTGATGCTTCTGTGTATGTTGGTTTTCCATTTGACATTACATCAAATTCTAGTGGAATAACTTCTGTTGATTTTCCTGCTCCCCAATTTGTTATATTATACACTGCATTTTCAAATACTAATTTTGCTCCATTTGGAAATGTCCATTGTAGACATCCTTCAACGTCTCTTCCGCTTTTTAATGCTAATCCAGCTACATAATCGTTTCCTGTATCTCCGAAATTTCTTTTTCCTGAGATAGAGATAGTAACAGATTTAGAAGTCATTAATCTTCTAACCCATCCTTTTTGGTCTAACGGATTCCACTCTTCTACTCCATTGTCTAATTTCACTGAAAAACTTTCCATATCTGCAATATCAGTTAATGCTTCTTTAGTAGCGCCAACTTGAAATTGGTTTTCATATACTGGATATACTCCTGTTTTAGTTGCCATTATTTTTCACCCTTTCTATATAATAAATTTAATTCTATTGAAAACTTGTAAACATTGTTTTCATCCGCACCCAAATCAATAGGGCCATTATATAAACACTCAATTGAGCAATTATAATCATAAATAAAAAAAGAACTACAATCTAATAGTTCATAAATCTTATTGGCCATTGTTTCGGCCGTATCATAATTTTTCGTCCATCTTAATAATAGTGTAATTGGTAATATTCTATAACTTTTCAACTTTTTATATTTAGAATTGTCTTCTAATTGTCTACGATTAGCGTATAAAGCAATCGCTTTATCTTGATTTTCATCCATTTGTCCTATTGACCATTTCGTGCACTCTGGTATTATTTTTTTTAGATAATCCCTTATTGAGGACGTATTTATTCTTTCTATCATTATCCATTTCTCCTTTTTAACATTTGTTTAAAATATTTTATTGGTAAATCTTTCTTGCTTCCACTAATATAATCATCAAAATAATACTGTTTTGCATTAGGATTTTTACCTTGTTTTATATGTATTTCTGGGTCGAAATAAACCTTTCTCGCATATACTGTATCTACAACTATTCTAGCAACACCTTTTATAACTTTTTTATCATCTACAAAAGTGCTATCATTTTGCATTGTACCAGTATCAAATGGCATTGTTTGACTTTGAATTAAATCTGTTTTTACCGCTTCTGCAGTATCTATCAATGCTAATCTTGCATTTTCTAATAATTCATTTATATTTTTAGTATTATATGTTATTTCCATATTAAACCAACTCCAATGTTGTATGATGAACGGTTCCATCTGGATTTCTTGGTCTACTTGCTTGATAAATTTCATATTGTATGTCATCTATTATTACTTGTCCACCACTTATTTTCCTTATAGTTGGTGCTATATCTCCAAGTAATATTACTTTTCCCACAAGTTGAATCTTTCTTCCATCTGGACTAATTATAACTTTAGTTGTTTCAACAAATCTACATTTTTGATTTTCTAAATTCAAAGAAGTTAAAGGCTCACCATCTTCTGATAAGCCTTCTTGATATATAACTACATCACATTTATTATTTAATAATCTTTCCAAATGTTTTGGATTTAACCTTTTTATCATATAATCCTATTTGTTAATCCTGTTCTTTTTAAATAGAAAAAGGCTAATTTTGATATATTTAGTTTATCTGCCATATCTTGTGATTCCTTTTCATTTACTGTTAAGTCCCCACCTATAGAATAACTAGATATACTGTTATCATCATATAAGCCTTCTTCTTTTATATATTCTGCTTGTAAACAAGTTGCTTTGATTATTAAATCTTTTTGTTGTGTTGTTAAATTATCAAATCCTCTTCTTTCAATTCTTGTTAATGTCGCTCTGTTGACATCTATTGAGGCTAACTCTAAATTTTTTTCTATTTCTTCATCTTCTAATACTTTAGAACCATATTTTGAGTAATCCTCTTTTGTTGCATAAACATTTATCATTTGCAACACCTCTTATTTTTCTTTCTTTTCTAATTCTGCAATTTTGGCTGTTAGTTCCTCATTAACTTTTGTTAACTCTGTCTTTTCTTCTTCAACTTTTGTTATTTTGGCTGTTAGTTCCTCATTAACTTTTGCAATTTTCTTTAATTCTTTTTCTAAATCTTTAGAAGCTACTTTTTTAGTAGCTCCTAATTTTGAATATCCTCTAGCTTCATATTGTGCTAATTCTTCTTCTTCAATAAGTAATAGTGCATTACCTTTTTCGACTCTTATTTTAGACATTGTGCCCTCCTATTCTCCAGCATATTCAGTTGTATCAACATCAACATATATACTATCAATTTTATTATCTTTTCCGTTTGGAAAAACAAATGTATCAGATAATGAGTGATCTTGATATAAATATCCATCACCTTCTGTATGTGAACCTGGTGCAAAATAATATATGTTAGATATCTTTGGAACTGTTTTTACAGTTTCAAGAGATGCAATTAAAACATTTATTTTATGAGAACCTGTTACAGCTTCTATTCCTTTACCTGGATCAGCAGTTACTTTTTCAACTGGTTCAAATCCATCTGTAAAATCAAATTTGTCATAAAATCTTTCATCATCTATAACTTCCATAATAGTTACACCATCGATGTCTGTAATTCTAGTTTCTATACCAATTCCACCTTCTGCTATCTGTGTCATTTCTATTTTTCTTGTGAAGTCTGTAGATTGTTCTAATAAATCCATAATAAAACTTCTAACATAACAAATTAATGAACCATTTTTTACATATCTTCTTAATTTTCCAGCACTAAGCATACCTTTTAATTTTGTAAATACATTTGCTTTTGTCCACTCTGATTCAGCTGTAGAACTATGATACCCTGTTAATTTTTGTGCTTCACTTGCTACTTTTGAAAAGAAATATGCGTCCATCTCTGGAACTTGTTGAGTTTTATGGAATGTTTTAGATATATTTTTTATTGATGCTGTTTGATTTGTTTCATCAACATCTGCTACATCTACTAAAAATTCAATATCTCTATCATGTGTAACTGTATAAGGTACATCATTTTGTTCATAACTACCTTTATTCCATCCACCATTTCTATTATGTGATTTATAACCACTTGTCTTCATTTGTGTAAAATGAAATGTTTTAGCACCTACCCATTTAACGTTTGATGTTATAAATGGTGATGTTAAACTATCTTGCTCCATTATTTCTAATAGGTCTGGAAGCCAAACCTCTACATAATTCAATGAATTTGCCATAATTAATTACCTCCTAAAATGAATTAAACCTGTTCCATCTTTTTGTGGCTACAGGCTTTTTGTCTTTTTGATTTTCATCAGAGTTACTTTGTGTTGCTCCGAATTTAAATCCTTTTTCTTCTTTTCCTTCTTCCTTTGCTATTTTTAACTCAGGAAATTCAGAAATTACTGCGTTGATTTCATCTTCTAGTTTCTTAGCATCTAATACACCGTTTTCTAGAACTTTTGACATGTCAACTAATCTTGCTGCTCTTTCAACTTTTTTGACGTCAACACCAGCTTTGGCCATAGCAAGTGCTATTTTGTCAGTATAGTCTGATTGAGCAATCTCTTTTTGTTCTTCTTGTCCTTTGTCTTCTTGCTTGTTTTGAGTGTCTTGAATTTGTTTAGAAGTTTCGCCTTGTTCTGCTTTTTCGGCACCCTTGGCATACATTCTTCTGATAAATCCGTCTAACTCATCTTGATTTTTGAAAACTATTGAACCATCGTCACCTTTTTGTGCTACTTGTTTTTTAGCTTTCTCACCCTCATTTTTGTTTTCAGTTTTTTGCTCCTTTTGAGCATTATCTGTTGTAGTTTGAGTATCTACATTTTGTTTTTTTTCGTCTTCCATATTGGAACCTCCCCCGTTTAAGGTCCGTCGACCATATTTTTTGTAATAAAAAAAGAGCCTTTTAAGACTCTAATTCTAAAAATGGCACAAGTTAATGGATTTGAACCACTATCAACAGTTTTGGAGACTGTTGTGCTACCATTGCACTAAACTTGTATATAAAAAAACACCTACATTTCTGTAAGTGTTTATATTTTATTTATCTAAATTATCAATTGCATATTGAGCTTCACTCTTCGTAAATCCTTCTACTGACGATACTAGCTGATTATATATTGCTTTGCTTGACATATTCATGCTTGTTTGATATGTTTTTGCTTTTTCTAAAGCATTTTTATTCCAATCTGCTTCTATATTATCAATTGCATATTGTGCTGCTTCTTTTGTAAAGCCTTCTATTGATGATGTTAGTTGGTTATAAATACCTTGTTTCGACATATGTAAAGAATTAGAATAAGTTTCTGCTTTTTTTAATGCATTCTTTTCCTCTGTAGTAGGTTCTTTTCCCAATGAATATACTATGGTAATTTTGTCCCCTTGATGAGCCACTGTATTCGCTAAAATACTTTGACTTACAAATTTTCCTTTTGTGATATCGTTTGAATACTCTTCGATTATTTTACAATTGATCTTATTTGTATCCATCCATGTTTTTGCTTCTTCTTTTGACATTGTACTAAAATCTACTATTGTAACTTCTACTGAGTTATCTTTCTGATAACTGTTAGTTGAAGTAGTCACGGTTTTACTATTTTGAGTCACACCTATAATTATTCCTAGGCCTACAATAATTATCCAAAACCATCCTCTTTTGTATAATGCTTTTGTGGATTCTTTTTCATATTTTGCCATATTTTTTCCTCCTTTTATTTATATTATAAAAGAAGTATATCACTTTTTTTCAGCATAATTTGTCAAAATTTGTCGAATAGTACAAAATTTTATTTTTTGTTAAACCATCTATCAATTTTTCCGTTCTCAACTGCCTTTGAAAACTCTTCTGCCTCTTTTTTCATTTCATCTGTTATTTCAACTTTCTCATTTATTTGAATTGGTTTAGGTATTTCATTTATCCATCTAGGATTTTTCATTAAATTTCCCTCCATAATAAATAATATTTGTCATCTATTTTCTTTACGTTTTCAACAATAAACTTACTATTTCTTGGATATAATATTTCAGCTTCATCTGGATTAAAGTTTCTTAAGTCTTTTGCTTTGCCCGACACAGTATATATTATTACATTGACATTTTCATTGTAATCAGATTTACTTGAAAATGATAAATATTCATTGAACATTATTGGTTTATTTAATTTATTCATATCTATAAATTCTTTTAATTTTTTACTACTTCTTATGTCTAAGACTCTTACTATTGTTCCATTGTAGTCATTACATTTTTTCAGTGCTTCATCCAAGTGTTTAATTATGTTCTCTTGAGCATTATCAAATTTGAGATTATTCCTTAATATTTCGTTTATCTTATAACTTTCTGAACTAATATATTGATTTATTGCGTATTGTTCGTCGTTTGACAATCCTATTTTACTACTTTCTATTTGGTTTTGCAATTCATTAGCTTTACTTTGGTAATTTAATACATTTTCAGGTAATAAACTTCCTACTGCCAATCTTTCATATTGTTTCTGTCTTTGTTGTAAATATTGAGTATAAGTATCTTCTTTATCATGATTGTGTTTTGCTTTTTTGACTTCTTCTGGCTCATTATTTATGCCCTCATAATATGTGCTGGCACCATGTTGGCACCTAGGATGAAATAACCCTCCTGCTATTGCAGTGCTTAATAACGGATATTCTCCATCATCTTCTTTTCCTCCAGACCATACATCGTCTATATATACTCTTCCTTCCCACGGTGTACATGCGTCACATGCACCACCATGTTTTGATATATATACTAATGGATTGCCTAATTTCTTTCGCATTTCGCCTTCACCCATTAGATTAGCTCTTTTGTTAGCTGTCCTAATAGCCATGTCACAATAATCAGCTATATTATGTCTTGTACCATTTTTGTATTCAATACAATTAAAGCCTCTTGCTAAAAATTCTTTACTTGCCATATCAATAGCTTGTTTTACTGTTTCTGCTCCTGTATTAGCAAATACTTGTGCTTTATATATAATCTGTCTGTACTGATCATCAGCCATTCTCAATGTTGCATATTTAACATCTTTCATATCATATTTAGTACTTTTTATTAGTGCATCTAATTTTCTGTGATTTAATCCAAAAAAAGACCCACCCAATTGTGAATCTTCTTTCTTTATTATTCCTGCTTTTATAGCTTTCTTATTTGTTCTACTAGCACCTTCTCTAAATTGCTTTCTCATTCGAATTTTAGTCCATATGTTTATCTGTTTATTAAATCCTTTGAAAATTTCTTTATTTTGTTTTCTGTACTGCTCTAACTGCTTTAATTTTAATGCTTGCCATTGTGGCCAATCAAATCCTTTTGCTTTTTCGTCTTCTTTATGACTCCATAATGTTCTTCGCATAGACGCAATTAATTGTAACTCTATTTCTTCCATTACTTTTTTTATATCATATTCATTTTGCATTTAATCACCTACTCTAATGGTTCCATTATATTAGGTTCTTCTTTTTTAATTATTCCTGCTTCTTCTTTTAGTCTTTTTACTTCTTCTTCTTTTTCTTCTTTTGTTAAACTATCACCGTACATTGTATCAACTGTTTTTTCAATGCTCATTACATTTTGACCTGGCCTAGCCTTTGATACCGTTTCTACTGTTGCTTCAAAACTTGGATTAGCATATTCTTTGAAATCAACTATGGCTGTATACTCTCCTGCTATTTTTTCTTGTGCTAAATCATATGTTTTTAAACATATTGTAACCAACTTAGGAATAACCTTTTCTAATACGTCAATTACTTTACCTCTTGTATATTGTGTTGCCTTTTCTTTTTCTCTCTGTGCATCTGCATTATCAAGTTTCTTTACGTCTATTCCTAATGTTGATGGGCTTATTAATCCTTGTAAACATAAATCTAATGCAGTTATATATGACTGCAACATACCTTCGTAATCAAAATCTCCTTTTTCTCTTGTTATCTTGCTGCTTTCTGTTTCTGTTGATGAACTGCCTGTTTTTGCATATCTGTTATCAAATGTATTGGGCTTTAATAAATTGCCATTGTCGTCTGTCGGAATTAAATCTTCTGGAATATATGTTATTGTTCTATTATCTCTTAATGCATCTATCCATTTACTCCACACTTCGTCAAAACTATCGAACGCATCCAATTTTTTCTCTAATATACTTTGTCCTCTGCCTTTATATTTCTTTGATTTATTAAACATCATAGGTACAGCCAACATAAAATTTGTGTCTCTTGGTTCTTTTAAATCTGCTGTTTCTGGAATGGCTCTGTAATTATCCATTAATTTGTCATTTTTGTATAGTTCATATTTTATTCCATTTTTTGAGTATTTTTCAAATAAAGTATAGCAAGCATCTTTTTTATTGTATTTATTTTTAAAGTTTATTCCTGTTATCCTTCCTCTTGTATATTCGTAATCAACATCCTGTCCAGAATAAAACTCTATTATTGGATATTTACTTATGTCTGTATCATAACTTATCTTAAATGCACCATCACATTGCACAAATACATCAATTATTGCTTGTTTTAATGTTTCTTTAAAGTCATTTTCTTTTGCTATCTCCTCCCAATTTGTTTGTGCTTCGTTGTTTCCTTTAACTTCTATTTTATTGAAACTATCAACTGTTATATCGGCTAACATGTCAACTATCATAGCAGGTAATCCAGTATGTATTTTTCTAATATTTATACCAGTTGTACTTTGTGCAGCCCAAAACTTAGCATTTCCCATCAAATCATCTGTTTGTGTATAATATTGATGTAACTCTGATGCATCTCCTCTATACCACAATAGATTTCTAAAACAGTTACCCTCAAATGTGTTTGTTTCTTGTATTGTTATTGTATCTCCTACGCTTGGTTGTATTTCTAACCAATTTCGTATTACATTTTTTATTTTATCATTGACTGTTCCCATGTTATACCTCCCTAGTTACACCTTTTATTGCCCAAAATTGTGCTTCTTCTAGTTTAGTTAATGCTAATGATGTTTCTCTACTTGGCTTACATTTTAAATCTATTTCATCATAGATAATATAAAAACATTCTCGTATATGTTGTATTCTATTGTTTTTTTCTTCATCTATTGTAATGTATTTGGCTCTGTTGTTCATTTCTTATTCCTCACTTTCGTCTTTAATCAATTTCTTTATTACTTCCCAATTGCCAATTTTCTTTTTGTGTGGTAACCAAGCATATTGGCAACCATTTATTGAGTGGTCGTTACCATCTTCTGGTTGGTTATCTTCATCAAATGAATATTTATTGCATTCATCTATATAATCTTTGCAAGTTTCAACAATTAAAAAATCACCAGTATTCAACCAACTTTCTTGCAGTTGAACTCTAGTGATTATCTTTGTCTTTTTCCATGCATTTTCAAAGTTATATACTAATGCATTTTGCCTTTTTGCTTTGTTTGCTTCCATTATTGTTCCTTGGTCTGCATTATCTATAAAACAAGTTCTTGCAAATCCCCATTCATTCTTGAACTCTTCCATAAATTGTATTATCCACTGAACTACATCACTTGGTGCAAACGGAATTGTTCTATCTCTATTATTAAATGTTCTTTCTTTCAGCAAAACACATTTATTATCTGTTGTTATGCCAATGCCTTCTAAGGTTACTTTATCATGACTTTCTTTTGAGTACGACGTATCACACCCAACAGAAAATGTCTTAAATTTCATTTCTTTTGCTTTTTCTACTGTTATTATGTTTTTAGGTTGTAAATTAAAGCATAGTCCTGTTGCTTTTCCTCTTAGTCCTTGTATTTTATTTTTATATAACTTTGTTCCTATTGGTGCTACTGTTTTTTTCTTTTCTATTTCTTCTTCTGTCAAACCTTTGTTATCATAAAAAGTAAAAAACCAATATCTATAATTTTTCTTTGGCTCAACTTTGTTTAGTTCTTTCATTATTTCTATTGGTACGTCATTAGCATACTTCTTATATGGCCTAGCATGATTTATTACTTCATCATAAATAGGTAAATTAGGATCATCTGGATTTAATGTTATGCACAAGTAATCATTTCTTGTTAAGATTTCTCTAACAAAATCTATATCAGCTATATTACCTTCATCTATGTACACACAACCATACTGTCCCCCTAGCGCATTCTCCCATTGGTCTTTATTTTTATAACTTAATACATATATAATTTTATTTTCGAATTTTATATGTGGGAACTTATGGTCTTTATCTCCATTTCCACAATATATAGCATTTTTGTGTATATCTAATATTCCATTATCTTGATTTATTATATTTTTTTCAGCGACACCTGTTGTTCTTGCTGCAATTATATGCTCTTTTTTGTTAGATGCTGATATCATTCGCATAAACTTAATGCCTGCTGCTATTGTAGTTTTGCCTGAGGCTGTTGTTCCTTCTAGTATATCAACATCAACATTTTCAGTTGTATTGCAAAAGTCAATATATTTTTCTGATAATTCAAAGTCTTTTTCTCCGTCATTCATTTAGTCCTTCACCACCTAATTGTTTGCAAATATCTGCAAATTTTTTAGAAGGTTCTACTTCATTCTTTATTCTTTCTGTAGGTTTATATCCTGCTCTATCAAGAATATCTTTTACTGCTTGCATTTTTATATATTCGTTATTTGATTTTAATAGTTTCTTCAGTTCCTTTTGTGCTTCTACTGCAAGTGAACCAAAATTTTCTTTTATATTTTTCTCTATTTCATTTTTAAATTCTTTATCTTTTTTCCAGTTGCATATTGTCTGTTCTGTTATTTTTAATTCTTTTGCTATTTGTTTTTGTGTTTTATTTTCTATAACCATTAAGTTTATACATTGCATTTGTTTTTCACTTAACACTTGGTTCACCCCTTCCTAATTAAAATTTATTAAAATTATTTTCTTTTAAACTGTTTTATCATTACATCTATTATTGTAACAAAAATAAAAAGAGTAAATGCTATTGCTATTACTCCTAAACAACTTAATATTATTCCTAAAAATATGTTCCACATAGTCTTATACTTCTTTCCCTGTTACTTTGTCTACTATCTTTACTATAACATCTGCTTCCCATACATAGTAACTTCCAATTTTTGATACTTTCTCGTTTTGATTTTCTAATATTACTTTTTTCTGCTCCGAATTTAATTTTCTATTTGCTTTTATTTGACTTATTTGTGAATTATCACATTCGTATCCTTTTTTATTTAGTATAGTTACGACCAAGTTGTTTTTCGCTTTTGATATTTTTATACTAAGATTTTTTAACTTCTTTGATTTTACCTTTAAATACATCTTTGTTCTCCTTTATTTCTTTATGTTTAAAGCAATAATTATAGTGCCTGCATCTCTCACATTTATATTTCATACAATTTTCGTAATTAATCTTCTCTTTCATAGTACGCACACTTTGTTATGACTACGTCATTTAAGGCGGATATTCTTATCTCGCATAGATCTTTATCTTTATTTTTACAGTTCTTACAGTTTTCTTTTACATATTTTTCATATCTTTCTTCGTTAGTCATAACAACACCTCTTTCGTTAATTTATAATAATTGGTCTAGGTCGAAGGAGTTGAACCTTCAATCTCAGGTATCCAAGACCCGCATTTTACCATCAAAACTTGACCTAGATATAAGGCTTAACTAGAATTGCCTTTCATATATTCTTAAAGGAGATGTGCCTAGTAGCAACACATATATATTAACTTTATCTAGTATTAGTTAATAACTAATTTTCAATTTTGATACATTTATTTTCAAATTTTTTGTATGCATCAAAGTATAATTCTTTTTTATCTCCGTTATATGTTAGTTCGTAATACATTCCATCAAATAATGTTGTACTTAATAATGCTTTATGATTCTGTAATGTTTTACAATACCAAACATCAAATACTTCAAATTCCGGTATAGCATCACTTTTGTCTAAATGCTCTATTGCATATTGCTTTACTATTTCTTTGCATTTCTCAATAAATTCTTTACTTCCCATAATTTCACCTTCTTTCTTGCAAAATAATAGAGCCTATCATTTGATAAGCTCTTGTTATTACATATACCCTTTTATGTCAGCCTTTACGACTCTCAAAAAGTGTGTATAATCTCCATAATTTTTCTCTTTACTACTTTTAATTATATCTAAGTATTTTTTAGGTTCATTCTTTATTAATTGTGCTACGTGATCCATTTCACTTAGTTCTATTATTATCTCTAATTCAATTCTTTTCTCTTTGGCATTTCTTATTGTATCAAAATCTTCATTTTGGTATAAATTAAGCAGTTGCTTATAAATTTCTATGTTATTGTCATCACCAATGTGTACTATTCTCATATATAACACCCCCTTTCTCAGAGACATTATATATGATTTATTTTACAAATGCTGTCGAAATGTGTCGAAAGAGCCAATTTTTTGTTAGCTCTTTTCCGTTTATATAGTCTTACCTATCTATCCACGCTACTATTATAACACGTTTTTTTACTAAAATTCCGCCAATTTTCCGCCAATTTTTTTTAACTCTTTATGTACTGTATAAATTAAGCTTTGGTTTCTTCTCTCAAATGTCCTTTCAGACATTCCAGAATTGATTATTTCCCACTTTGTTTTGCTCTTAATATACATTTCTTCAAATATGTATTTACTGTCTTTATTGACTAATTGCAAGGCTTGTACAACTGCTTTATATTCTTTTATTGCTTTCTGTAACTCTTCATCTTTTTCCATTTTTAAAATACTGCTAAGAACTTTATTTGATGTTCCATACGGTGCCTTAGGCAATCCATCAATTACTGGCGAACCTATGCTCATTATATCTGACTTGATATTTATTATCTTTATGCAGTTGTAATTATATCTCTTTAAACAATCTTTTGCTTCTTTGTATTCTTCTTTACTAAGTTTCATTTGTACCTCCTATATTTTAACATTCTCTGGATGCACTGTTAGTTTCGGCGGTTCAATCTGTTGTTTTAGTACCCCTAATTGATACAGACTGAATGTTTCCTTGTATCCGTACTTTTTATTTTGATATAAAAACGTTCATTGTTTCTTTTTACAAATTCGTATTTTTGATTATTTTTTATTACTACTTTTGGTATTTTCATATGTTTCCCTCTTTCTTTTTTTAAATTCAATACATTTTGTACTTGTTTTTGAGAACTTCACTTAATTTTTTATATAAACTTTACTGTTTTTTTGTTTATTTTGTAATTTATAATAATTCTTGTAATGTTTTTATTCTTTCATCAGTTCTAATCTCTAAACACCATAATACAGTTTCCTCTTCCTTAGTTTTTGATTTTTCTCTTCGTCTAGATATATCTTCTAATTTACCTTTCAATTCTTCTATCTTATCTTTTATTTCTTGCTTTGATATATAATTCTTATCTACATAGTCTAAATCTAATTGTTTTGAGTATTCTTCATTTTCTTTTTTAAGTTTTTCTAGTAAATTTAAAACTATTTTTACGCTTTTTGAATCTTCTGATGATATTTTTTTATAATTTTTTGTCTTGCTTCTAAGTTCAAATGTATTTAATATTTCAACAGCTTTCTTTTCTTGCTCGATCATTTACTTTTACACCTCTTTTTTAGTATATTCTATATTTTTTAATAATCCTTTTAAGACTTTTTTTGCATATAAAAATTTTTCAAACATTCTTTGTGTATTATTATACGTATTGATATTGTCATCTAAAATTTCTATCTGTCTTTCTATTTTTCGAACGGAAACAAAATTTTCTAAAATAAGTTTTGCAAATTTATAGTACATCTCTTTTAACTTTTTATTTTCTTCTTTCACTCTTCTATAGTCTGATAAAATCTCTATACTTTTGCTTAATGCTTTGATGTCTGGATCACAATTCATACAGCTTCCTCCAGCGCATTCTATTATTTCTTTTTGCTCTTTACGAACTTTTAACATTAGTTCTAATTGCTTTATTGTTTCTTCTATACTATTTTTCACTTAAAACACCTCCTAAAATACAATAAAATTATGAATACTATCTGTATATTCTTTATATTCTTGCCCTTCTTTTATAGATATTTTTAAATCGTATTCACCATTTTCAATTACAGTTTCAATTCTTGTTACTATTCCACTGTGCTTACCATCTTTAGTAGTCAATCTATCTCCAATATTGAATCCTTTCATTCTATCCACCCCAGTTCTTGACATTTTTTATTTATTGCTTGTAATTCTTGCGTATTAACAGCTTTCCAATACTCAAAATCAAAGTTTTTTATAAAATCTTTAGTTGCCTTATCTATGACAATATAATCATTATCATGTGGCTTTCTATATTTTATAAATCTTTCATCGTCTCTAACTTTTTTATATCCTAACTCTTCAAAAAGTTCATCTGCTGTCTTCTCTTTATTTAAATCAACTACTAAATTTCTTTTTTTTAAATACTCTGAAATTCCAAATTTTATAATTTCATCTACAATTTCTTCATCTAAGAATTTGAATCTTAAATTTTCTTTAGGATATTTCTGTTTAAAATAATCTTTTATTGCTTGTCTTGTTATTTCATCATCTTTTTTTACTATTTCCATTATTAATCTATCGTTATATGTAATTGTACTAAAATCAGTTATCTCATCTACTGTTTGCACTATATATCACTCCTCTCTCCAATTTTCATCTAACCATTTATCGAAAATTCTATCTACTGTTCCAATTAGCATTCCACTTATAATTAAAAGAACGCTATTATCTGTTAAAAGTACAGTTAAAGTTCCTATTACTAATATTAGCAAAATAAATAAAACAGCTTTTATTATTTCTTTCTTCCAATCTTTTTTCATATCTTATTTACTCCTTTACTACTAATCCTGCTTTGATTAAATCGTATAATATATCTAGTTCATCTCCATCTAATATTATACAATCGTCGTGATATTTATCTTCGTCATAAAGTTTCTTCATTCTTATTATTCGTTCATAGTCATATAAATAAATTACACATTCATATACATAAGCTTTTGCTGGCTTTGAACTATAACGATAAGTACCCGCAATCTTTTCAAATCCAAACTTTTCAAGCTCTTTTAATTTTACATCATCACGAATTTTAAGCATATCTATTCTCCTCCTTGGTCATTCTTCTGTACAAGTTCTAATATTATTTTCAAGCCTATATTAGGAATTATTGTATGTATACGATCAGCCTTGTACTTTTGCTTTAATTCCTTAACAATTCTCTTTGCTTCTTCTTTTTCAACCTTTTTTATTTTGAATCGGTCTTTTCTTGCATCATTACCAATACAATTAAACAAACACTTATTAGCTCCTTTTTCTGTTGTTTCACAAATTCCAGGAAATTGATATTCTTTTTTTACGTCGTTATATATCATATATCTATATTCCATTCATGCCTCCTATTCTTCTGGCATTTCGAATACTGCTGTCTCTTGCAATACATCAATATAGCCATCACATTCTGCTGTTCTATATTCTCTATAAGCTTTTATTATTTCTTGTAATACTTCTTTTGCTCTTTCTTCTGTTTTGTATTCTGCTATTGTATATTGATTGTCACTTGTTGTATCACAAAGTATCTTGAATTTTCCATCATTGTTTTCTAATGGATTTTCTATTTCTATGGTCTCGATATATTCAAAATTTAAAATCATTGTTTTATCTTGACTTATTATTATCATATTTATCTCCTCTCATTATTGCTGTAGAGCATCTATAAGCTCTATCTGTTGCTCTACTTGATTTTGTAATTCATTAACTTTTTTCTGTTTATTCTCAGCATCTATCATCTCAACTGCAATAAAATATATGATAATGCATAATGCTATTAATGTCATACATATGTAACATGTGATATTTTCAATCGTTTTTCTATAATCCACTGTTTAACTCCTCCAATTCTACTATTACCTTACTACTGTTTGAATACTCAAAACTATCTGTAAAGTTCGTTACTATTTTTCTGTTGTCGTCCTGTAATACTCCTGCTTGCACTAATGCGTCTAATATGAACTTTTTTGCAAAACAAATATTGTCTAAATCTCGACGTTTGTTTTCCTCTATCCAAATAAAATGTCCAATCAAAGGCTTGTCTATTTTGATATTTCCTAATTGCTGCTTTATGCAATTAATTATGTACTGCTGTTCTTTCTTTTTTGCTCCAGCTCCTGCATATTTGTTTGTTCTGTTATACTTTGTATATTCGTTTAGTCCCATAAGCCTTTTATTAATTTCAAATTTATATCTCATCTTTTGTCCTTTCCACTAATGTATCAAAACTTATTTGACCATCTGCTAATATTCCGTGTAATCTATCTAAACTTATTTTGTGATATTCTGGATCTATCTCTATTCCTAAAAATTGTCTTTCCAATTCTTTAGCAGCTACACAAGTTGTTCCACTTCCGCTAAAACAATCTAGAACTATATCGCCTTTATTACTTGAATTTTCTATAAGTGTTTTTATTATTGACAAAGGTTTAATTGTTGGATGCTTGTATTTTTTCTTGTCTTCTACATTGCACTTAGTCGTCCAAACAGTTCTTTTATTTTCTACTGTTCCTTTAAGTTCTACGCCTTTATCTCTAAAAAATAAGCAATATTCTTTATCGCATAAATACGTCCCATTAATCGTAGGAACTGGATTTGTTTTGTGCCATATTAATATTTCGTACAAATTGGTCTTTGCTAAGAAATAGTCTAAATACTTCTTTATTTGAGCCTTAGAGCACCATATATATATATTAATTCTCTTCATTACCCTGCAAAATTCATCTAATATTTCTTCATTTATTCCTCTATCGAATTTTCCCTGAATGTTATCTAAAAATCGAGTTTTCCTATCTTTCAAAATTCCTGCTCCAGTTGTTATTATTTCGTATGGTGGATCTGTAATAATTAAGTCAATACTTTTATCAGGAATATCTTTTATTAACTTATAACTATCTCCTAATGTTATTGTATTTAACATATTTTCAAATTTCATCTTAATTCTCCCTTTAAATTCAGTTCAATTTGTTTTCCTTGGTTATTTGTAACATATTTGCACTGTTTAACTCCCCTAAAATATACACTCTCTAACTGTTGACATCCGTCTACATAGTCCATATTTCAGTGCTTTTGCACAGATTCCGTTCTAATTGTTGATAACTCATATCATTCTCCCTTTTAAACATCAAACCAACCAAATATCGTTGGTGTACTTTGTCCTGCTACTGCTATTGCCCATTCGTTATGCCACTCTAACTCTATTATGTACTTACAAATATGTGCTAACTTATTAATGTTTCTTGTTTTAAATGTTATAAATAATATTTTGTTTTTAGCTTTATATTTTTTAATATATCTTTCTATTTCTTTTAATGTGGTATCTGCATCTATTGATTGCTCCATATTTATTAAAAATTCATTAAGTTCTTCATATTGCTTTTGATTAAGATTATGAACTAGATTTTTTAAATTTTTTAAATATTCTTCATACTCTTTGTATTCTTCCATAATCCCCTCCTAATAAATTCTTGAAATATGATTCATATTTAGGGCTTCAAATCCCTTCAATGTCCTCTCATAAGCAGCTACTGTTTTGCCTGTATACTCACATTTCTTTTTGTCTATTGCTTTTACCATTCCCATATCTTCTAGTTCTGACAAACGTGGAGCGGTGTAATTTCTTTCTGTGCTTGGAATAAACCCTAAGTCAAATAACTCCACAGCCAACTCTTTGGCCGTTTTAGGCTTGTCTAATCTATTCAATATTTGTATGTATCTTATTTTTGTTTTATCTTGTATGTCATCAAAACTCATTTGTCTTGTAGTTTGTGTTATTGTACTCATTTGTTTCACTCCTTCCGTTACAAACCTAATTCTTTTAAGGTGTATTTCTTGTTTGTTTCCATTCCTTTATACATAGAATTTTTTTTGAAATTAGGTAAATTTGCCATGTCATTATTTTTTAGCAACATTATTAAATAACATAAGCTACTATCGCCAATTTTGATTGTTTTCTCAATAGTCTCAATTTTATTTTTAAATGGTTTAATTACACTTGCTAAGTATCTCTTCTCTGTTTCATCAAGTATTTCTTCTTTTCTCTCAAAGACTGTTTCATATTTGACTGGCCTTTCTACTTTGATTATGTCGTTCTCTTCCTCACCATCTATGTCCTTCAAATCCTCTGTATAATATTTCAATAATACAAAATGATTACTGCCATAAAATTTATCTTCAAACACAATCTTCTTCCTGCCGTCTCTGTATGTAACTATATCTCCATTTTGCAAATCTGATTTTGTGAATTGTTTTTCTAAGATTAATTCAATTTCGTCAAATTCTATGCACCAACACTCATTTTCTTTAAATTCTACATAACCAGTTGTTGATATTCTGGATATAGTAAATCTATTATTATATTTTTCTATATCTGCTTGTAAATTTTCTCCATGAACCCTATGATTTGCAACTTTCCCTATAAATTTTACTTTATCTCCAACTTTAAATTTCATTTATTTTTCCTCCTCTTCTAATCTTTTAAAAATATTCCTGTACCTATTACCACTCCTAAATGGGCAATAGACGCTCCAATTCCGCAGAATGCTATCCTCAATATTCCTAATGCTATCCCTAGCCCATTTGCAGGATTTATTGAATTAACTATCTGTATTATTCCTCCCACAAACATTAGCCAAACTCCAACATATATTCCTAAAATAACTCCTGTAATTGCTATTAAAATTCCTATAATCTTTTTCATTTTTCCCCCTTAATATTCGCATATAAGCTATCTAAATTCTCATAGCTTCTTTGGCTATAATCGTTATATGCGGTTTTCTTTGAGCTGTATTTGCTCTCTTGCTTTCTTTTCTTAGCTTCGTCCACAACCCAGCTTAAAATGGCTCTGTAATCACTTTTATACTCTTTATCCTTTGAGCCTTTGTAGTTATCAAGAATTTTTATACATTGGTCTGTAAACTCTGTTCCATAAGTGCTTACTAGCTTTTCGTGTTCAGCATTGGTCATGGTTACAAAATCTGCAAAGTGTATTTTTTCTTCTTGTTCTTTTTTATTTATTTTATTTTTATTTTCTTTACTTTCTTTTACTTTATTTGCATTACTACTGCATTGCTGTTGCATTGCTATAGCATTATTATTCCATCTTTTCTCTGCTTTTTCTTTTGCAACAGCTGATTTTCTGTCTTTTTCTAACATTCTTTTTAACAATGAATTACTGAAAAAGTATCCATTATCTTCTTTAAAAAGCTCATATTCATTAATACAATCTTGTACGTATTTTTCTACATCTATATTAGTATTTGTTAGCGTCTTTATTGCCCTATATATTTTTTTATCAGCCTGTAATTTATAGCTTTCTTCGTTTCTCATCATCTCTATAATTGCCCAAAATAAACCATACCCTTCTAGTCCATAATCAGCTCTCATGTTAAGAATTTTAGTATCAGTTATTGCATTACTATCATGTGAGAAATAATAAGTTTCTTTAGCCATATCTTCTCATCTCCCTATGTTTTCTCCTTTCGTTAAATTACAGAGGACATAGAAACCTTATAAGAATTTTATAAGTATGTATTTCTATGCCCTCCTTTCTTTTATAAATAATTTCTTCCATATCTTCTTATAAAATCTTCTTTTGTTTTGTTGTAATGTTTACACCATGTTTCTTCTGCTACTCTCTTTGAGTATTCCATAAATTCTTTGTTAAAGTGGATTCCTTCATTGCTCATATTATGCATTTCAGGTGTTAAGTATATAAACAATCCATCTTGTTCACTAAATTTTCTATTTGAAGCTCCATATATATGATGTTTATGGCTTCCTATAAAGTACCTATTGCTCCATCTTATATCTTGTGGCATTATTGAATTATTTTTCATTTTCAACCCACCTCAATTTAGCAATTTCATCAGGTGTTAGTGTGCATATTCCTAACTGTTGTGCTTCTTGTATTACACCATCTAAAAGCACTCTAAATTCGTTTTTGTCCATTTGAGAACTGCCCTCATATACTTTATATATTTTAAAATCTACTCCGCTTATTTGAGCTTCTCGTTCAAATTCGTAATACTTAAAGAACTTTGATACATCTATATCAACTCTTATTGTTACTAACATTGACTGCGAATAATCTTTAATCATCTTTAAATATGTATCTTCTTTTGACAATCGCATTTTGTTTGCAATTTCGTTAATTAAACTCCACATGTATGCATTTTGAGTTAAAGTCCTTTTTGCCTTATGCTCTTTGACTTCAAATATCTTTTCTCTGCTTTGATTAAACAACCATTTTACTAATGCTTCTGCTGTTCCTATCATGATAGCCTCCTAACTAAAAAGGTAAATCATCTGAATTAGTAATCTCAAAATCATCTGTTGGGTCATTTTGTGCTTTCTCTTTCTTTTCTCCTGCAAAGTAAACTTCTTCTGCAATTACTTCTGTAATATAGTGTTTAACACCTTGCTCATCATCATAGTTTCTAGTTTGGATTCTTCCAATTACACCTACTTGCTGACCTTTGCTAAAATACTTACTTACAAACTCTGCAGTTTTATTCCAAGAAACAATATTTATAAAATCAGCTTGTCTTTCTTCTCCTTGCTTAACAAATCTTCTATTTACTGCAAGTGTGAAACTTGTTACTTGTGTGTTTGTACTTTGTGTATATCTTGTTTCTGGATCTTTAGTTAGTCTCCCTAATAAAATTACCTTATTCATGTTGTTTTGCCTCCTTTGCTTTTTTTATTGCTTCTAATATTTTTACGTATTGACTTGCTGTTAAATCTGTTGTTTTTGAGATTTTATAATTCTTTTGTAGCAACTCTTCAACATTCCAGCCCATTTCCTTCATCATTGCTTCTACTTTTTTTGCATCTGCTTCGCTAATTTGATTATCTGTAGTATTGCTTTTCTTTGTTGATTGTTCTGGCGTTTCACTGTCTGGATCCTTCATTTCGTCTGTTGGAATACAGAATACTTGAAATAGTGCATATTTCATTGCAATTGCCATTGCCTTGTTTGTTGCTTTATCTCCACTATCCATTCCTTCTCCAATCGTGATTGCCTCAACACTACTTCCATCTTCTGCATAGAATTTATATTTTATTTTGCATATTGAATAGATTAAATTTCCACCTTTAGAAGTTGTTCTTTCTTCTCTCATTTGCTCTAATATCTCTGGCACTATAAAAACTTTATTCTTGGCTAATAGTGGTTGTAATGCATTCATAACATCATCTATTCCTCTATACATAAAGCCTTGAGTTTTATTTCTTTGAGTTTTTCCTATGCTTGGAACCTCTTCCATAATTTTTGTTATACTTTGATATATATTCATTATTCAAACCTCTACTTTATTCTTAAATTTGTATTGTCTGTATGTATCTCAACACCTTCAATAAGTTCTCCGGTTGACTTAAATGCTTCTGCTATTTTCTTTTTATCAACTTTTGTTGTAAAGATAACTTCTTTATATTCATCTGGAATTTCTTCTTCATTTACAATCTCTATACTTATAGGGCTTCTTGCTATACTTAATGTTCCTAAATCTGTTTCGATTTTGTTAATTCCATTACCTTCCATACATTCTTTTACATATTTTTTAAATTGCTCTAGCCTATTTTCTAAAGTTTTCCTATTGGTTGATATTCTTGTTTCTTCTTCTTTCATCGCTTTAATTGCTAGCTCTATATTTTTAGAATATGCAATTACTGAATTACTTTTCTTTTGCAATAGTGTTGTAAGTTCCTCTTCAACCTTATTTTTATCTTCTTCACTCATTTCTTCTTGAGCCATTAGCTTTGGAAATGCTCCTGTTATTTCATATAAACTTAAACCTTGTTCCATTACATATCCTCCATTTCATCAAAAACTCTATCTTCATAATCTCTGTCTGCTTCTTCAAGCTCGTATTCGTATCTTGCTTGTCTATCTTCTGAATCCGTTGTTTCTATTATGTAACCATTTACTATTCGTACCATTTGACTTTCCTTTCTAATTCTTGTATAATTAGTACAAGAACATTTATTTATGTGTTTTGTTGAGTTAGTAATTGCTGTCGAAATCTTTTACTAGCTCTTTTATTTTGTTTAAAATACTTTTTTCATTGTTGTAACTATTGCTTTCAGCTAAATTCTTAATTCTTTTAACTAATTCTGAAAGTTCTTCATTATTAAATCTTAAATCTTTGTTTTCGTTATATAATGCCTTATTTTCTTCTTGCCATTGATGTATTTCTACTCTTTGTCCGTCTATAAGTTTGTCTCTGTTAGCAATTTGTTTTGATTTTGTTTCTATGACTTCTCTTAAATGTCTCTTTCTTTCAAACATACTATTTCACTCCTTTCTTTAATTCTTTTAATCTTAATTTTAGCTTTGCCATTGTTACCACATGCCATATGTAGCATTTGTCTAGCTTGTCCATTTTTAAAAATCCTCCATGATTATTTTCTCTGTTGCTTTTAAAGCTTTCTTATATAAACTGATTCCAGTTATTCTAAAAACAACAAATTGTATTGTTAAAAGTATTCCTACAACCTTTACAGCTTGTACAAAAAAATACAATATAAAAAAGGCTATTTCAAATAAACTATACATTTTATCATCTCCTTTCATTCTTTTCTTTCTATATTTACTACAATCTTAATGCCATTCTTTTCGGCTATAATATCTGCCATCTTTTGTAATAACTTTCTTATTATTTCTTCATTCATTCTCCCACCTCTCTAAAATATATTCATGACTGTTTGTCTACTTGTTCATGTCTTTTCTTCTTGTTTTTCGACTTATTTCGTTATATAATCAACTCATCTTTACATGAAAGGTGGTGACTATTATGAATCAATTTAAAATTCCTAAAGAAACATTTAATAGTTTAAAGAAACCTAACAAACTGTTAATAATTTCTTTACTAACTATAATAATAAGTAATTGCATTACTATATTTGGCTTCAAACTTTTAGATATAAAAATTAAAATTATAATCTCTTTAGCTATATTTTCCTTGGTTTTATTAATTGATGTTGTCATACTATATACTCAGTATTATATGTTCTATTATCAAACAGAATATTTTAACAAGATTTATCGTTTAATTGATCTCAATGTTGAAAATCTTGATCAAACTCTTTTATCATTAGAAAAAGAAAGTACTGAGATAAGAGACTCTGTAAATGAAAACAACAAAGAGATTGAAATGTTAAAATCTAAGATTTCTTAACTTTTTCTTATACTCGTTTATATTTTTTATGTTTCTTGTTATTTCTTTAATGCCATACAAGATATAAACGAGCATAATTATTATCAATAATGTTTCCATACTCTCCTCCTTCTTTTCTGTACCTTGTCGCGTTTATTTCGTTGATATTTTATCAACTTTCTTTGTAAAAAAATATTCAATTGTTTCTATAGGACTTAAATTAAAAATCTCTATGCTTTCTTGTATTTCGTCCTGATCAAATACAGTCTTATTATTTAACTTATTGCTTAATGATGTATCTGATATTCTAAGCTTTTGTGCAAATCCAGACTGTGTAGCAAAATATTCTTTTATTCTTCCTTTTAATTTGCTATAATCATATATATTCATTTTTTACTCCTTTCTGTTGATTTTTTATCAACTTTATGTACTTATATTATCAGACGTAAAAATATTTGTCAATACTATTTTTGATTTTTTTTCAACTTTTTTTAAATTTTTTTCAAAAAAACTTGATTTATTGTCAATTACACTTTATAATATACTTGTTAGGAGGTTTTTATATGACAATCATAGAATCATTTGCAAATAGACTACAAAAAGCTATGAATTATGCAAATATGAAACAAGTAGATTTAGTAAATAAAACTGGTCTTG